TGTACCCGTGCTTTTTAATATGAAAATATTAGAACATCTGATGGTATATTCAAGGTTAAACGTGTAGTTATCTTTAAAAGTGAGTGAAACCGGTGGAAATCCGTACTGAATTAAGTGAAAGTCTTATCGCAACTGTTTGGTTGCTGAAACGCATTGACTAAACCGCTTTTAAAAGATATTGAAAAGAACGCTGAAATAGGTGAGTGAAACAGACGCTACACGTTTTTTTTTAATAATTTAGGATAGTATCAATTAAAGTAGTCATTATTTTGTACGTATGAAAACAATCAATATATATAATCAAAGTGAGGCAGTTGCTGTAATAGATATAGACGGCGTTATTGGTTATGATTGGTGGAAAGATGAACCGGATAAGAATACAAAAGAGCGTATGAAAAAGGAGTTGAAAGAGATTGCAGAAATCAAAGCGACTACCATTATTGTAAATATCAATTCTTATGGCGGTGATGTGAATCATGGTATTTCAATACATGATTTATTAGCAGAAAGCCAAGCTCATGTTATTACCAAAATTAACGGTATGACAGCATCAGCAGCTACGTTAATTGCACTCGCGGGAGATGAGAGAGAAATGTCTGATAATGCTTTGGCTTTGGTACATCTATCATCTACTTGGGCATGGGGAAATGTAAACGATTTCAAAGAATCCATGCAAACTATGGAAGCCGTGAATGAGAGAATTGCCAATATGTATGCAAAGGTTGGCGGTAAAGAAGTACAGGTATATATCGATTTGATGAATGAAAACAATGGTAATGGCAAATGGATAGATGCAAATGAAATGAAAGAAATCGGATTGGTAACAAAAGTATTTGAACCAACTCAATTAGCAGCCAACTTTGATTTTGCAAAACACAGATTACCAGTTCCACCAGTGAATATTTTAAAACCAATTTCTAACAATAAAAGTACATTTAAGATGAATTTTGAGAAACTTGAAAACAAGATTGACGAGTTGAAAAATGCAGTTTCTAAATTCTTTACCAGCAATGGCGAGAATAATGAACCTGAAAATCCAATCAGTCAAGAAGATATTGAAAACCAATTAAATGAATTGGTTGAAGGTGTGCAAAAAGCACAGGACAAAAACAAAGAATTGAAAGATGAAGTATCAGAAAAAGATACTAAAATCAACAATTTGGAAGCTAAAATTGTAGAACTTCAAGGAAAGTTGGATAAAGCCAACGGAAAACCTACCAACGTCAAAGATAAACAGGATCCGGATCCAATTAATAATCCTTCTTTGACACCGGAACAAGAAGCTGAAAGACAGGCACAGGAAGCCTACAAAGAAGCAATGGGTAACTAATAAATTTATAAATCAGTTTTAAAAAATGTCAAAAATAATTCAATACGGAAATGCTGGTTCTATCAGCTGGGAAGGTCAACAAAATGAGGAAATCAATTTCAGACCTAGATTTATAGGTGCGTTACCCACTTTGTTGGGTATTACCATTTTATTTACTGTAAAATCAAAAATCACATTACATTTCTTGGGAAATCTTAGCCGTGTATTGATGCCTTACAGTAAAGGTTTTCAAGGAGGTAAATTGGCTGACAAACTTCAAAAAACTTTCTATTTAGAAGAGTTCAAAGCTGAAACAGCCTTTGACAAACACGACTACAAGGATATGATATTCTATGAAGTTGCCAATCAAGGTGGTTTGAAACAGAATGATATTGAAGGGACCCCAATCATAGATGCTGAACGCAAAGTATTCTTTGACGCCGTTCAGTCAGACGTTGTATCAATTTTTTGGTTAGGCGATAAAACTAAAACACACACAAATGCAGGTGAATATCCTGATGGAACACCATACGATGTAGGAAGTCCTGACAAGTATTACAACCAAATAGATGGTGTATTGAAGAACTTGAAAAATGATGCGACACAAAATCCAAATAATGATGAAATTCAACATGTTCCAATGCCACCTATGACGGCACCTGACGATGCTGAAAATTTATTCAACACCATGTTCAACGCATCAAAAAAAGTATTGCGTAAATTAAAAGATAAAGGTGAATTGAGATTATATGTTACTGATAAAGTAATTCAAAATTATGAAGACACCTTGAAAGCAAGCAACTTAGAAAGTTCACGCAAAGCAATTATTGAAGGGGTTGACAGATTGACTTGGAATGGTATTCCAATATTACCTTTGGATATTGATGAACAACTTGCATCAGATTTCAATGGTGTTTTAAGTCAAAATTGGGTTATACTTACAACCCCAAAGAACTTGACTTTAGTGTTAAATACACGAAGCAATTTTGCAGAAACTAAATTCTGGTTTAACCCGGATGAAAATGAGAACCGACAAAGAACTCAATTTGAATTTGGTGCAAATTATATTTTGCCTGAATTAGTAACTGTATCTTTTTAAGATATTAATTTCGAGATTTAATTAAAAATTTAAACAACTTACAACAAAATGAAAAAAGTATTTAATATTATAGGTTTTTTATTTGTAGCATTTTTAAGTGCTGTACTTATATCTGCAACAATTGGAACACCGCTGTTAGCGACTTCCATTGCCACTGGAACTGCCGGTATAGCATTGTCTTATATACCGCAAGAAACAGGTTTACTAAACTTCGCATTGTTGGGCTTCACACGTTCTTGTGGCGAACGGTCCGGTGGAGGTAACGCTTTGTATTTAGCCATAAAAGCAGATGTTACAAGTTTCACATTAGCAGGTAAACTATACAGCGGGGTTACAATGTCAGATGCACCTTTAGTGTTCAAAAAATACGAATTTGAGCAGGATTCAATGGAAATAAAATACGAAACCACAAGAGAGAATGGTTCTGCTAAAGTGGTAAAAACCATTGAATTTGATTTAGGTAAAATGTCGCAAGAATCACGAGATGCCGTTGAGGAAATTAAGGTGGCTTCAAATTGTGGACTTATAGCCATTGCGGAAGATAACAACGGTCAAAAATGGGTATATGGGTACACCGAAAAACACAAAAAAGAACGCACATTGCAGTTAAGCAGTGGAAATGCCACATCAGGCAAACAGTTGACCGATGCGAACAATACAGTTGTTACATTGGTTGCTCAAGATACTGAAGAGCCAAGAACATTCACAGGAGTAGTACCGGTTTAATGAAAAAAACGTATTACATACCCGACGAATTAAAGGGCAAAGTGTTCTACACTAAACCGCCTGATTACAAAAGAAAAGATGGAGGTAAGTTTGTCCTTGACGATAATCTCTCACAAAAAGATTTATCTTATTTGGCAGAAGAGTTAAACTATCCTTTGAAAGTCGATAATAAAGAAAACAAGGAAGGAGGACAATAAATCCTCCTTTTTTTATTACAAGACCTATGTCAAAAAATATTTCAAACATAAAAAAACAAAGAAGTAAAATAATGGCGAGCGCTACTGTTGATACTTCGGTTCCTGAAATAAAGCCAGTAAAGGAGCATAAATATGTCATAGATGCACGTGATTATCTTCCATTCGGTTCTGACAATCTATTCCCTCAAGCAGTAGCAGCTCTTAACAGAAAGTCTGCCGTTAATCGTGGCATATTAAAAAGTAAAAAAATATACACGATAGGAAAAAAAATTACTGCAGATGAAAGCAATAAAAAACTATTAGATTTCATTGATGAGGCAGATGCGTTTGGTAATAATTTGAGAACTATACTTCGACCTATTATTGGAGATGGTTATGATTTCGGTAATTCATTTATGGAGATTGTTACCAATGCTAAAAGAACATTCCTTAACGTTTATCATAGAGACGCAACCGAATGTAGGGTATCCACCAAAAAAGGATACATTATAATACATCCGGATTGGTCGAGATACCAAAGTTCAAAAGATGATGCTGTAACTATACCGATATATCCAAATTTTGAACCAGATGAGAATGGTAATTTGCACTCCATTTACCACTTTAAAGAATACGAACCTGAGTTCAAACACTACGGTATTATGGATTGGATTGCCGGTTTAGGCATTGGAGCGATTGCTTACAAAACAGATAAGTGGAATATTTCACGGTTAGATAACTCTTTTAAATCATCAGGTATTCTAATTGTGGACGGCGATTTTGACGATGAAACAGAAGCTGAAGAATTGAAAGAAGAATTTAAAGATGAGTTTACCGGCGAAGGTAATACAGGTAAAGTCATGTTTATCGCCAAACAGCTCGGTGGCGATGGGACTAAATTTGTGAGTATAAAGCAAGATGAAGAAGGAGATTGGACAAAATTACATAAACAATCATCTGATGATTTGATTGTTGCTCACAATTGGTACAGGACCTTATCAGGCTTACCTACATCAACCGGCTTTGACACAGATGTTATATTGAATGAGTACAAAGTCGCCTTATCAACTACCATTACAGACAGACAAGAATTTTACAAAGATGTTATTGAAAAAATTCTATGGGAACAAATGGGAATAGATGCAAGTGATTTGCACTTTGTAAATGAGCCTCCAATCAAAGAGAAACCTGCATATATGAAAATATGGGAAGCAAGAAAATTAGATGGTTTGGATTATGATGAGAAAGATCCTTCGCAACAAAAGTATTTAGCAGAATTAGGCATAAAAAACAAAACCAATGAGTAAACTGTTAATCACGGCACAAGAGGTCATCGACATAGCCATTGAATCTAAAAACTTTAATCCTGAAAAAATTAAAGATAGTAAAATTGAAGCTGCACAGGAGGATAATATACGACCTGTATTAGGAAAGGAACTTTATGATGAATTAGTAAATCAATTTGATAATAACCAAGTTTCAGAAAAGAATGCAAAAATTTTATCTATCGTAAAAATTGCACTGGCATACTTTGTTGTATCACGGATAGCACCTAACATAATGCTTCAATTAACAAATAAAGGCGGACAGCAACCAATGACCGAGAATAGCCAGCCAATAAGCAATCAACAAAGGATGCAGTTCCAACAGCAAGCCATAGATGATGGCAATTCTTTTTTACGAAAATTAACAAGATACATCGAGGAAAACGAAACAGATTATCCGTTGTATTTTAAAATAAATAACGTGAAAAACAGAGTAAAAAACAGAGGTGGAATTATATTAACAAGATAAAAATGGAAACAATTTTAAATTTTATTAGAGAAATCTCAACCGGCAAATTAGCATTATTGTTAGTGGCGATTATTATTGTAGCTTATATTTTCAGAGTTGAAATATCAAAAAAAATAGAAAATATAAAATTGCAAAGAGTATCAAATTCAAATGAAAAATTGAAGTATAACAGATTGCGATTTGTTGCAGATTTAATCATGCTTTCTGCATTAGTTTATCTTATTTTATGGATGTTATCTAAATTGGTTTAAAATGATTATAGAGTATTGGGATAGAATAGCACTTGCAGTAGGAGGTGTCGTGGCATTTTTTACAGGTCGGAAACTTCAATTTATCAGTGAAGACAAAGCAAAGGTAGATGTGGATAGCCAACGAATCGAGAACCTCGATAAATTGCTCAAAATTCAAAATGAGCAGATTGATGTAATCAAGGCACAATTTCAATCGAGAATTGATAATCTCAATGAGTATGTGAAAGAATTAGAAAACATTAATATAAGACTTGAAACCATGATTAAGGAGCAAAAAGAAGTAATCAAAGAGCAATCTAAATCATTGAATTATTACAAATCAAAGTTTAAATAATGGAAAACATATCAAAATACATATCTCACAAAGAGGCGACACGCTCTCAAACCGCAATAAAATTAGGAATACCAAATGACCCAACACCGGAACATTTGGAAAATATGAAAAGAGTTGCAAAGGACATTTTCGACCCAATGCGTGAACATTTTGGCAAACCTATTTTTATATCCAATTTTTATAGGTGTAAAAAACTAAATGATATAGTACCGGGAGCATCCAAAACCAGCGACCACCAATTCGGAAATTCAATTGATGTAGATGATACATTTAATAATGGAGTTACCAATAAATTGATTTTTGATTGGATTCGTTCCAACAGCGAATTTGACCAGTTGATTTGGGAGCATGGCACGAACGACAATCCGGATTGGGTACATTTTTCAAAACGAAAAACCGGCAATAGAAAACAGGTGTTACGTGCTTATAAAGTCAAGGTAGGAAATAAGTTGGAAACAAAATATAAACCAATTTAAAAATGTTACAAAATGTAAAACTGATAATAATCATAATTCTATTTGGAACTGCCATTTGGTTCTACAAAGACTACAAACATCAAAAGTCAGAAAACCAACGACAAACCGAAAACATTAGTCAATTAAGGCAAATGGACAGTATGAGATATGCCTCTCAATACTATTCCAAAAAAGAATTGCAAGAATACCTTGACTACAACAGAACCGATTTAAAGGAGTTTCTCAACGAAAACAATGTAAAGATTAAGCGAATTGAAAAAATCATAACACAATCTTTGGAATATAGAGATACGGCATCTCAAACAACAAACTTGCAACCGATTTTAGATGCTATCAAAGAACAAAGAGCTATGAAAGTTCCAATCATAGATTCAACGGCTTGTATGATAATTAAGGGATGGGTTGTTTTTGACAAAGACACTTTAAGTTTGGACATTACAGATAGAAAATTTACCAACAGAAGTGATGTTGTTACATACTGGGAAAGAAACCAATGGAAATTTTTAGGTATAAAAACACGTTTATTTGGACGCAAAAAAGCAACTGTAATTATTAAAGACGAATGTGGACGAACGGAAACATTTACAATTGATACAAAAAAATAACTCTAAATATTAATTTTGATTTATTGATTGAGTAAGCACGGGGTGATATCCGTGCTTTTTTTATGACAAATACCAAAAATCAATTGAGAATAAAAATGACATAAAAATCAAAAAAACCGAATTTTTAAATTCAAATGCCAAAAGAGTAGAAAGATCCACAACAAAACCAACCATCCTAAAATATTTGACTGATTATTTACAGTTCCAGAATATTCTGGATATGATCTATTGTTTTTCTTGTTAACATAACTATTTACCCAAGTACCATCTTTTCTGTAATATCCGTTTACGTGTGCCATAATTTATTTTTCTATTAATATTCCATCTCGAGTAAAATCTGTAAACTTCATTGTGTCTTTTGTTGCTCCATAATCATTTTGACCACTATAACTTATTTGCACAATTATCTTTTCACTTTCAAGCATTACCATTACAGATAATGGTCTATATGTAGAACGATTTTTTAAAGTGAACATTGATAACAAAGAAGCCTTATTTATTAAAGGGTATAAGTTATTAAAATCGTACCCATTTATATCTGATTTTTTTCCTAAAACCATTAAACTGCAATTTACATTTTCATCAACTCCATTTTTTAAATCAATTCTTTTCATTATTGAAAAACTATTTTCATTGAACTTTATATCTAAACTATCTATTTTGTTTGATTGTTCAACAAATTCCCATGTAAAATCTTTATTTAGTTTTACAAATTTCCCATCTTTTAATTTAACTATTTCCTGTGCAAAAATGCTATAATTCACAAAAATTAAAGCAATTATTAAAACTCTTTTCATGCTATATAAAATTTAAAATTAATAATCTAATCTACAAGTTTACGGCTAATATCAACAACATAAAATAACACCGTAACACTATCTAAGTGTATTTCAAAATCTTTATATTCGGGGCTATCGTTACGTGAATGACAGACAATAATTCCGTTTTCAACATCATGTGAAACAATTTCTTTTAGTAATGGATATGTACTTTCAGTTGTAGCGATTATCCAATTTTTGTATTTATTATACCAAAGTTTTCCAGTCCAATGATGGCGTTGTAATTCTCTACCGGTTACAATGTCATTTGGAAGTATTGCATCCGATTTCCCATTATTCATACTGTCTCCAACGGTCCTAAATGCTACATAACGTCCTTTGTGAACTTCCTTTACAATAATTGTGTGAAACGAGTCAATGTTTGCTAAAAATTCCACATCCTGATAATTATCAGCAAAACCCGCCTGAGTTCCTATTTCCATTAAAGGTACTTTCATTAATAAAAAACCATTCCCAACATCTATAAATTCATTCCCATTTTTTGTTTTTATGCTTTCATTTTGCTTTTTACCAGTTCCATTTAACAACCACTCTTCATTCACATCAAAGTAATTTGAAAGCGTTTGTAATACTTTTATACTTGGTTTTGATGATTCGTTGTTGATAAATCTACTTAAAGTTGCTTCAGATACACCGCTTTCTTTTGCTATGTGATATGGGGTAAAACCTTTGTTTTCAATCAGTTGTTTAATTCTTTCGTTAAAGGTTTCCATAATATGTTATTTAGAATTATTATAAATTAAAGTAAAATGCAAATATATTTTTCATAATACTTGCACAATACTTTCATTTGCTTTACATTTGTACCATACAAACAACAAAGGTGTTAATAAAAAACATATCACAAATGAACTCAACAGAAATTCAGAAAAAAACCTTATCAATTAAAGAGTTATCTGAATTAATATCGGGAATAAGAAATTTCCGTATTGATATTGACGATTTTGAAGAAGATGAGGAAATAGAGGAAATGATAGAAGCAGGGAAAGTAACATTATTCTTGGATATTGATGTAAAAGCAAACACATTAACAGATGACAGCGATTATAGTTATGGTGGCTATGGTCCTGCTTACACAAATAATGAAGATGGTTGTTTTAGTCTGAAAAAGGTAAGGCTGTATTTTGAAGATGTCGAAGTTGTATTAGACAAACTTTCAAGTAAGGTAATCAATGCCGAAATTGACAATTTAAAAATATTCAAATAATGTTTATAGATATAAAATTCCCAATTACCCACGAACTTACGATTTGGAACTACATCAAATCGGACTTTGATAAATGTAAAACAATATCTGAATTATCAGAATTTACATTGAAATGCCAGCATGAGGCAGAAAAAAGCAAAAACCCTGTAAGAAAGGATGCTTATGAGAGAACCTTTAAGACATTATACTCAATCCTTTCAGGTAAATCTTACGAATCAATAATAACACTGTAAAATGGACAAAAAAGAAAACATAAAAGAACTCTATCAACTGATAGAGGGAAAAACAAAATTCATAAAAGAATTATCCGTGTTGTATGGAATGTCGCCCAACACAATTAGAAATCATTGGTTTTCGGAGCACGGGTTTTGGGGGGTTCCGGAAAAAAAACAAGATGAGGTGATAGAAATCATGCAAAACAAAATAAGAAATCAAAAACAGTTAGTGTAATGTCAGAAAAAGAAACCATAAAAACACACCTAAAAGCACTCACAATATTTGATGCTAACAATAGAATGTTATCGGTCAATGAGTGTGCAAATTATTTAGGTGTACACGCAAAAACTGTCATCAACCGAATTAACAAAGGTGTGATAAAAGCAAAATTTCAGGAAGGCAAATATCACATTCCGAAGTTACAGTTCCTGGACAATCTTGTTAAAGAGTATTAATCATTAAATCAATTTTATCATGTCAAACGAAAAAAACGAATTGCAAAAAGCAGCCGGTACTGAAATAACCTTTATTATTCCCGATACGGAATCATTGGGAGTATTAGATGACCTTGAACCAAAGTTTAGTCTTAATCTGAAATACAAAAGTTCAGATGATTGGGCAGGGATTAAGGATAAACCTATAAGATGCTATTACATGGGTGTCAAGGAAATACCGAACGAAAACGGCGAGCTTGTAAAATGTGGTGTATTTGTATCACAAAGGGAATGTTTCATATCCGGTCAAATGACCTTGATTGATGCTGTCAAAAACCTGAACGTACAAACACCGGTTCAAATCACTTACAGAGGTAAAAAAGCCAACAAATCAAGTGATGGTCAAACAATGATTTTTGATGTTGAAAAACTCGGATAATGGATTTTGAAAACATCATAAAAGAATTAGATGTTGAGGGGTTGGATTTCCAATCCCTTAACACTCTAAAATCTCAATCACAAGAAAGGATTGAGGAGTGGTTGGAAAGCCGTAGAGGCAAATTCACAGCATCCGAATTTCATAGATTGATGGGATACGAAGATAAACCTGAATTTCCAAAAGGTGCAGAAACTTACGTCCTTGAAAAAGTCATTGAAATATTGACAGTCAAAGATGATGAGAACTGGACAAACGAAGCAATGAACTGGGGAAAACTCAATGAGAAAGAAGCCGTTGAGCAGTTTATGGAAGTTACCAATTTGGAGGTTAAATATTACGGCGAAAATCAGGAGTTCAAGCAATTAGGCGAGCACGTTGGATGTACGCCAGATGGGTTGATAAGCACAGGTGCCGGTATTGAAACCAAATGCCCAAATTCAAAAACGCATTTCGGATATTTAAGACTGAACGAATCTAATTTCAAAAAAGAATGCACCGATTATTATTGGCAAATTCAAGGTTCAATGTATGTAACAGGTCGAAAACAATGGTACTTCGTTTCCTATGACCCGAGATACATAGATAAACCCAAACAGTTGAAAATATTAACAATTCACAGAAACGATGAAGACATTGAAAAGTTAAAATCAAGACTTCAAACAGCAATTTCACGTAAAATCCAATTACTCAAAGAGTATGCAGAAAGTTAGTGTTAGAACAACAATCAAAAACAAAAGAATACAAGAGCATCGCAATATCATTGAGGATGCAATGGAAATGTTCGAGGGTAAACAGGTAAGGTTTACGATTGAACGGTACTTTAAAAAGAGAACCAATAAACAAAACAGATATTATTGGGGGGTGATTGTAGAGATATGGAAAAAGATATTACGTGAAGAATGGGGGGAAATCTTGAGTGCCGATGATGTACATAGTTTTTTAAAATCAAACTTAAATTTTGAAAGCGTGGTTGATTTTGAAACCGGCGAACTAATGACAAACCCAATCAACGGAGAAGTGATCCGCAAACCAAAATCAACATCAGAAAACACTACAAAACTTCAAGAAGATTATCATAAGGCGTGTAGAGATTTAGCGTGGGAAATGTTTAACGTAACAATTCCACTTCCAAACGAAGATTTAACAGAGGCAATAGACATACAAAATTAGACACAAAATGAGCGAAATAATAAGCATTGACCAGTTTCAAGATTACGTAGATGAGTTTTTTGAACCATGGCGATTTTTAGCAAGTTTTCAAACAGAGGAAGAATTTGAATTATGGCTTGAAATGGGAACAATAGAGGAACTTCAAAATTTAATAGGAATATTTGATAAGTTCCATTGGGCAATTGATATGATATTAGAAGAAATCAATAGAAAAATAGGTAGTTAAAAACATAAAATCGGTATACGTTCTTTTTCTAAAAGCAATCAAAACAAGCCGGTGTTTGCCGATGCACCGGCTTTATAATGAAATGGCAAACACATACAGGCAATCAGACGGAAGTCGCATCACACAATCAATTTTAGATGCAAGAATAAGAAAGGCAAAAGCAAAAGTTTTGCAAAATCAATTAGACGAAAAAGGTTACATCTCTTGCGAGGAATGTGGCAGAACCAATGGCGATTATTTGGATTGTGCTCACATCATTTCCGTAGATAAATGCAAAAAGTCTGGACAGAGTGAATTGGCTTATAGTGTAGAAAATATCAGAGTATTATGTAGAACCTGTCATCAAGAATATGACAAAAATCATGTACAATTTCAAAAATAAATAGGCAAAAGGTTTCCTATTAAATAACCTAAATTTTTAATCAATATCAAAATGGAAGTCGTAAACAACTACAAACCTGCAGTATTAGAATTTACAGCAGAATCAAATGAAGTACCTAAATCATTAGGAGAATTTAAAACAGAAAAAGAAGCAAGGCAATTTATTGCCGAAAATACAGTATCAATAAACTCTTCTGTACTGGCAGAAAGGATGCTTGACGAAGTTGAGATTAAAGATATTAGAGAAAAGTATATCAATGAATTGGAAAATAATCTACCGGCATATCGTGAAGGACATATTCAATCATTGAATGAACTTGATGTTGCAAAAGAACAAGAAAAAAGAGCCAAAGAGATGGTAAGTGCTTCGCTTAATAAAGTTCAAGAATTAGCGAACCTTTCAAAAGAAGGTAAAACTACTATTGAACTTGACAAAACGAACACTTGGGAAATTCCTTACAACAATAGAAACTATTACTATTCTTATGTAAATGGCGAATTAATTTTAGTGAAAGTATCTGAAATTCCATTGCACAAACAACCCGATTTAATGTCAAGTAGCGAACAAAATGCAATGCTTTTTGATTCACTATTAGAGGCTTCAAATGGGTAGGTTACAGTATAAAGTTGGCAGACCGTCCAATTACAGAAAGAAACTTAAATCAAATGATTGGACGGTTATTAAGAAGAAAGTAAGGTTACGTGATGATTTCAAATGCAGATGTTGTGGCTCAATAATAAGACTTGAAACGCATCACATTACCTACTACGTAAACGGTCAATCGATAGTAGGAAATGAAACCGAACATTTGAATTGGTTGATTACTGTTTGTGAAGATTGTCATCAAAGGATTCACAATGATTTAAGGCATAAATACAACCCTAAAAACCCAATTAAAAGTGATGCAAATACAAGGTGAAATTATATCAATTTCAGACGAAATTAAGGCAAAAAACTACACGAAAAAAGAAATGATTATTGAGAATTCTTTTGATACAGTCAAGGTCGAATTCAGGGGAAAAAAAATGCTTGAAAGAATAAGAGATTGTGTTCCGGGTAAGATAGTTCACATTGCGTTTCGCTCAACAATCAATACTGATAGTCAGGGTAGATCTTTTCAGAATAATGTGGTAATGGCAATAAAAGTATTAAAATGATAGGTTGGGTTAAAATACATAGAAAAATAACAGAATGGGAATGGTACAATAATATCTCAACACGATTGATATTCCTTGACCTACTTTTTAACGTCAATTACGAATCAAAAATGTGGCAAGGAATAGAAATTAAACGTGGTCAATTAGTTACAAGTATATCAAAATTAGCAACAAACAACTTGCTATCAAATCAACAAACAAGAAGTGCTCTAAATAACTTACAAACAACAAACGAAATAACAATCAAAACAACAAACAAATATTCGCTTGTAACCCTTGTAAACTTTGACAAATATCAAGAATTAGATACATCAGTAACAAGCAAAACAACAAGCAAAATAACAAACGAACAACAAACAATCAACAAGCAAAGCAACAAACAATCAACAAGCAAGGTAACAACAACTAAAGAATATAAGAATATAAGAAATAAAGAATATTCTAACAGAGTTGCCGATAAATCGGCTGAACTTGAAATAATGGAGCATTGGTCATTAATTGTTGCAAAATGGTTTGCATTTTATAAATCTCAAACAAATTCAAAACCAACTTTCGCCGGTGCCGATTCAAAAAATTTAAAAGAAGTTGTGAAAAAATTAAAAAAAGTAACAATCGATGCGGGTTTTAATTGGGAGGAACCAACAGCATTGAAAGTTGTTGACAGATTTTTTGAAAATGTAAAAAATGATACTTGGCTGAAAGAAAATTTAACACTACCAAATTTAAACTCAAAGTTTGATATAATTATTAATCAACGAAAAGATGGAACAAAATCAGGAAATAGCAATCAATCACAAAAGCAACCTTACACTTTCGACCTCGAACAAGCCATCCAACAGACCGGCATTAGCGATATTGTCAGAAGATAATCAAAAAGTTAGAGTTTCAGGAGCAAATGAAATATCAAGTTTAATAAATTACTTGATAACGCTTTTGAACATCAAAGCAGATCCTTCAGAACAAAATTATTTAAACAATCAGATGCTTGTCGTAGGAGAATTGATAATTACAAAGTTTGGCGAATTGACTATTCCGGAAATAAAAGAAGCATTTAGGATGTATGTGGCTCGTGAATTTGCTGACATTAAACCTTTCAGGCTACTGGATGCAATAGCAGTTGGCGAAGTTTTAAATGCTTTTCGAGAATATAAAAGAGAATCCTTGCATGTTTACAATCAAAAAAAGATAGCAATGTTGCCGGAACAAACAGAAATAACCGAAAGCGAAAAATCAGAAATCCGCAAACAATGGAAAGAGGATTTTATGAAAAGGTTTGAAAACAAAGAACGTACAGATGACGCTTGGTTGATGTACAATGAGTTGATTTCAGATGGACTTAAAGTTTTAGACGAAAGAAAAAAACAACTTTATATATCTGAAAGCAAAAGATATTTAGAAGAACTAAAATCTAAAACTATAACACAACCGAGTTTACAAACCAAACAAGCGTACAAAGAAGCAGTTGAGAAGTTGTCAAAAAACGACACAAACGGATACATCACTAATCGTTGCAAAACCATTTTAGTTTTGGAATATCTTGAGAAATTAGAAACTATTAAAAAACTTGAAAATGAGCAATAACCCCAAAATAGGAGCATTTTACAGATACCCAAATGGAAATGAAACATTCAAATTAGTTGCATTTAACGAATTCACATTTCAATTTGAGTGTGGACACAAAGTAACTGATAACGTGTTTTGTGATTTGATTGAAGTTGATTCTTATAGTCAATTCCTAAAAAACAAAGTAATCATTTCAGAAAGTTTCGGATTTGAGCCAAACTATTTACCGGAGATTGCATTCCCGCATCAGCGAGACATATCTGATTGGTGTATCCGTGGAGGTCGTAGAGCGATATTTGCGAGTTTCGGATTGGGGAAAACATTCATGCAATTGATACTCGCAAAGAATATTATAAATGAAACAAATAAGCCTTTTTTAATAGCTTGCCCACTAGGAGTAGTTGGCGAGTTCAAAAGAGATAACGCAAAGTTAGGTACAGGTATTGAAATCGAATACATCACTGATTCTGAGTCAATCGAGAATTACGAACCTAAAATCTATTTAACAAACTACGAACGCATCCGTAAAGGAGATATTGATGCTTTAAAATTTGGAGGTGTTTCTTTTGACGAAGCAAGTATTTTGAGAAACTTAAAAACGGAAACCACTCAATACATCCTATCGTATTTCAGGCAATTACCTTATCGTTTTGTGGCAACTGCTACACCGACGCCAAATGATTACATTGAGATTTTGAACTATGCGGATTATCTCGGTATTGCCGACAGAGGTCATCTTTTGACACGATTTTTCAAACGCAATTCTACCAAAGCAGGCGACCTACAGTTGTTAGAAAGCAAGAAGAAAGAATTTTGGCAATGGGTATCTACTTGGTCGGTATTCATCAATAAACCTTCCGATTTGGGTTATGATGACAAAGGCTATGATTTACCGGAAATGGAAGTCGTGCCGGTTATGATAGATACAACAAACGATAATCTGACTTTAGATAAATTCGGAAAACCGATGCTTTTCAAAAACATTACAAAATCTCTTTTAGATGTGAGTAGAGAAAAAAGAGATAGTTTGGATGTGAGACTTGACAGAGCTGTTGAGTTGGCTCGAATGGAAAATCAAAACACAATCATTTGGCATCATTTGGAAAATGAGCGTACCGGATTAGAATATAGATTGAAAGATGAAAGTTACCGCAGTGTTTTTGGAAGCCAAAAAAACGAAGTGAAGGAAAAATATTTGATTGATTTTTCAAATGGTCAATATCAATACCTACTAACCAAACCCGAGATTGCCGGTTCCGGTTGCAACTTTCAAGAGTATTGCCACGTTTCAATTTTCGCAGGTATTAACTACAAATTCAACGATTTTATTCAAAGTATTCACAGGATTTACAGATTTGGGCAAACAGAAAAAGTGAAAATATATTTTATCTACACTTTCAACGAAACACACGTTTACGATACGCTAATGAAAAAATGGAAAAAACACAACGAATTGCAAAAAGAAATGATTGAATTAGTAAGAGAATACGGTCTTAATAACGAATTAATCAAATCACAAATGGAACGTCAAATATTTTCAAAAGGAGACAAAGTACAAATCGGAAATGCAACCCTATACAACAATGATAATGTTGTAGTAATGGCAGACACAAAAGAGATACCGGATAACTCTGTCGACTTAATTGTCACATCAATACCTTTTGGTGACCATTACGAATATTCCGACAATTACAACGACTTCGGACATAATGACGGCAATGAGAAGTTCTTTGAGCAAATGGACTTTTTAACTCCTAATTTACTAAGAGCGTTGCAACCCGGCCGTATTGCTGCTATCCACGTAAAAGACCGCATCCGTTATTCGTACCAAAACGGAACATCCTTTACTACCATTGATGATTTCAGCGGTCAAACGGTTGCTCATTTTGTGAAACACGGTTTTTTCTTAATGGGTAAAATTACCGTTACGACAGATGTCGTAGCAGAAAACAATCAAACTTATAGACTTGGCCATAGTGAGAATGCAAAGGACAGCTCTAAAATGGGAGTAGGTTTGCCGGAGTATATTTTGATTTTCAGAAAAGCTCCAAGCGAAATGAACAACGCCTATGCTGATTTACCAGTATTCAAAGACAAAAAGAAGTACACCGTTGCACGCTGGCAGTTGGATGCTCATGCCTATTGGAAATCAAGCGGTGACATACTTTTAAAAGTTGATAAATTAAAACATCACGATTTGAAAGAAATCATAAAGCTTTGGAAAATGTATGATTCTGATGGACTTTACAACTTTGAAAATCACGTTAAAATTTCAGAGCAGTTGGACAAAAACGGAAAATTGAGCCGTAAATTTATGACACTTCCACCGCAGGCAAACAGCGATTATGTTTGGGATGATGTTTCAAGAACAAAGACTTTGAACGCAAAGCAAACCAACAAAAAAAAGGAAAAACACATTTGTCCTTTGCAGTTAGACATTATTGAAAGATTAATAAATCGATACTCAAATGAAAATGAAGTAGTACTTGATCCTTTTGGTGGACTTATGAGTACACCTTATTTCGCTCTAAAAATGAACCGCAAAGCAATAGGTATAGAACTCAATTCAGAGTATTACAGAGATGGTTTATTTTACGTAAAATCAATGAGTAACGATATGACTATGCCTACTTTATTTGATGTTAGACAATTTGAAAATGTAGCAATATGAAGTTAAGAGTATGGTATGGTTTACGAAAATTAACAGAAAAGGTGGTTAAAAAACCATCTATCATAATCGTTTTTGAAAACGAGTATACGTGGAAAAATGAGGAATCAGTCAAAAGAATGATGAAAGTCTTACATACGAGATACCAAACAGAAGACGAGATGAAAGATGCAGAAGGTGGAACAAGAGTATTTACTATATGGGAAATATTTTTACAAGATAGAAAATTTGACGGAGATGTAGAAAAAGCTATTGCATACAACAGACAATGCGATATTAATAATGTAAAAGAAATTGAACTTGATGAAATAGAAAATAAGATAAGAAAGGAAATTTATGACTTTTATAATATTAAAAAAAGAACAAAAAACCAATTAAGATTATTCGAATGAAACAACCAACAATATACTGGATTGATTTATTTTCAGGAGCCGGAGGTACTTCTACTGGAATACACCTTGCAGGTCAAAATGTAATTGCGTGTGTAAATCACGATGCAAAGGCAATAGCATCCCACAAAGCAAACTATCCAAAGACCGTACATTTTACGGAAGATGTGCGTGATTTTAAAGTTGTTGAACATCTGAAAGTATTAGTTGATAATTTGAGAGATAAACAACCGGATTGCTACATAAATATTTGGGCTTCTTTGGAATGTACCAATTATTCAAAAGCAAAAGGTGGGTTACCACGTGATGCTGATAGCAGAACATTGGCTTGGGATTTAATGATGTACATCGATAATCTCAATCCTGATTATCTCTATATTGAAAATGTTAGAGAATTTATGAGTTGGGGGAAACTTGACGAAAACGGTAAACCTGTACACATGCACAAAGGATGCGACTATATGTATTGGGTTCGCACAGTTCAAAACAAAGGATACAGTTACGACTGGAAAATGCTTAATGCTGCGGACTTC